TAAATGTTATTAGCATACAATATAACCCAGTGTGCTTCTGGTGTTCCATATATTCTGTCGGCTAAAGTTTCTGGTCTATCGCCATCACGGACGGAATAAAATTGATATGAATCGACGTTTGTTTCCATTACTTCTTTGATAATGCCGACACGAAACAATATGTTTGTAACCGTATCGCGCTCAGACAGTAGAGACTTGTCTACTGTATATCTTACTAACGGAAACTTATCAAGAAAATTTGACATTAGAATCCTTCCAGAACTCTTCTCTTGTGAACAATTTCAATTTCTCTGAATCCAAGACTCAATCTTACAGCCACTGGACTACCATCTCTAAATGTAGAATATGCGCCGCTCTGAGGTGCATAGTCAATATCAATTCTTTCTAGAACGCAAGTATTGATGCGCGGCAAATTCAGATTTTCTATACCCTGTCTAAAGAATGTAATATCAAATTCAGCAGGCGGAACAAAAGCAAATCCTGCCAAGTCTAATTCTGGAGCAGCATGATATCTAAGTGTTCTGATAATTTCTCTTACTGTCTGTGCTTCCGATGCTGATCTCGGTGCTAAGAATAATTCAAACATCCACTGTCTCTGAGGACGAGTGGCAAATAGAACTTCAACGCGAGGATTGATAGGATAACCAGCAATTTTAGAACCGTTTTTCAATACTTGACCAGCCACGTTGGTACCGACATCAAAAATTGTAGCAACTTTACCAGACAAGGAATCTGAAATACCTTTTGCTAGAGAAGACACAAGACTACCACCCATTGCGGTAAGAGATGCTTCCTCGTATTTGTTATCTTCGGTATATACTAGACCGCCGTTAGGCATGTGTAAGGCTATTGATTCTTTAATTCTTCTTGTAAATCTCGGAATAGAAAACGCTTCTCTTTGACCTCTATCACCAGCTCCAAATCCATCGGAAGCATCTGACAAAATATTACCAAATCTTAGATTGTCGACCTTTGAATATTCATTACTAAGTATGTTGGTTCTATAAGAATATGCAGACCTACTACCACCACCAAACATATCTGAGCGTACTGGAACGTTGATGTTTATGACCATATAATGAGAGTTATCCTGCATGGTCAAATCTTCAGGAAAAATTCTGCTGGTAAAATCGTAAATGCTCTGTTCTAGACCTGTTGGGTCTTCTACTTTCAGATTTAGTAGTTCATCCCAACTCGGCAATTCTCTTGGTGCTTGTTCTGGAAAATTTCCTGTTTCGCTGTCTGGTCGTATTGGTCGTCTGTCGCTCGGCGCCATTTTCTTTCCTTGTAATTATTCTATATATTTATATGGCATACAAAGGTCGATTTTCACCAAAAAACCCCAAGAAATACAAAGGCAACCCAACGAACATCGTTTATCGTTCGTTATGGGAACTCAGGGTTATGAAGTATTTAGATGATAATCCCGCAATATTAGAGTGGGGATCAGAGGAATTGGCTATACCCTATGTGTGTCCAACAGACAATCGTATGCACAGATATTTTCCTGATTTCGTAGTAAAAGTAGCAACAAAAGATGGTGTTGTCCAGACCATGATTTTGGAGGTCAAGCCCAAAAAAGAAACAAGAGAGCCAGTCAAGAAGAAGAAAGTTACCAAGCAATATATCACTGAGGTCATGACATGGGGCAAAAATCAGGCCAAATGGAAAGCGGCTCAAGAATATTGTCTGGATCGCGGCTGGACATTCAAACTCTTAACGGAAGACCATCTGGGGATTAAATAAATACCTCTATGGCTACAAAATATACACCCAAAGAATTATTTGACTGGATGGCAGAGAAAGCAAGAAGTGCTTCTTCTATGCGTAATAGACTTATGCAATTAGAGGGTCAGAAAAGAGGCACACCTGTTACGGGCAAAATGTTCTTTTTCAAGTATGATCCTAAGACCAAAGACAAGCTACCGATATACGACATTTATCCTCTGGTATTTCCGCTAGAACAATACAACGATGGATTCTTAGGATTAAACATTCATTATTTGGATGTAAATGCGCGTATCGGTCTATTAGGTCGTCTTCAAGAATATGCAACATCTAAAAAATATACACCAAAAACTAGGTTGCAAATATCATACGATCTTCTTAGTTCGTCAAAAAGTGTGAGTTCTATTATGGCACCAGCCGTAAAAAGATATCTGTTTGGTCATGTTCGCTCAAGATTTATAGAAATACCAGCAACAGAATGGGATAAAGCAGCACAACTATCCCTAGAACTATTCATAAGAAAAGGCTAAAATGTCTAATTTACCAGTAACAAACCCGCTATCAAATCTTACTATGAATGATATGAAGGCAGTCAGTTCGATGTATGGCGGTCTAGCCAAATCTGCTAGATTTGCTGTAAGAATTGCACCAGCTAAATTACATCTAGAAGCTAATTACGGACCTTTTCTGAGAGACTTCACTTATCTCTGTGAGGCTGCTGAGATGCCCGGTCGTGGATTCTTGAGTCTTGATGTTCGCTACTATGGACCAAATCAAAAATTGCCATATCAGACTCAATATGAAGACACAACAATGACTTTTCTGTGTCGCTCGGAATCATTTGAAAGGCAGTTCTTCGATGACTGGATGGAAATGATTAATCCAACAAACAGTTTTGATTTTAGCTATAGATCGGACTACGAAACAACGATAGAGATAATGCAATTGGCTGAGTATTCAGCCGAAGCAGATGTAGGACCAAATCAGCCCGGCGCTAATAGAAGACCAAAAGAAACATACAGGATTACGTTATACAACGCTTATCCTACATTAATAAATCCGCAACCAGTTACATGGGCTGACGATCAATTTCAAAGACTGGCTGTAACATTCACTTACCATAAGTGGCGCCGCGCTGGATATGATCCTGCTGTTACAAGTAATCCAGACCTTGTAAAAGGAAGAACTAACATAATGCGAGGAACAACTCCAAATAGAGAGTGAGGAATATAATATGCTGCCTAAGATTGATACGCCGATATATGATGTGAAAATACCGTCAACGGGACAAGAGATAAAGATCCGCCCGTTTCTGGTAAAAGAAGAAAAATTGCTGCTCATGGCCGTAAAAAGCAATGATCCGCAAGAAATTATTAACACAACAAAGCAGGTCATAAACAACTGCCTGATTGACTCTGACATAAACGTTGATGCTTTGCCGTTTTTTGATATAGATTATTTGTTTATAGCCTTGAGGGCTAAGTCTATAGGTGAAAAGATAGAGGTAAATTTCATTTGTCAGAACATGGTTGATGATAGTAAATGTGGAGGAAGATTTAAAGCTGAAATTGACATATCAAATGTTGAGGTTGTAAATAACGACAAATCTAGATTAGATATCAAGTTCAACGATAATCTGATTTTCAAGATGAAGTATCCAACTTATTCTATAATGAAACTAATAGACGGCAAAGAAGATGTAATTGAAAATAAGATTAAGATTATCTCAGCCTCTATAGATAGAATATTCAGTAAAGGACAATACTACAGCAGTAAAGACTTTACACCAGAAGAACTGAGAGATTTTCTAGAGAATTTGACTCAGCAGCAATTTGAAAAACTTGATGAGTTCATTACTGACTTTCCAACATTCTATGCTACAGGCAACGGCAAGTGCCCGAAGTGTGGAAAAGAGCATACAGTGAGGTACAAAGACTTTGTAAATTTTTTTCGGTAATGTTCGGACATGATACTATAGTGAACCATTATAAGGTAAACTTTGCCCTAATGCAGCATCACAAGTATTCGCTGACCGAACTTGAAAATATGATACCATGGGAAAAGTATGTGTATATTGACTTGCTAACGGAACATTTAAGAAAACAAGAGCAAGACAGGCGCGACCTTGAAGCGGCGGCCAAATATAAGAAAAGACGATAATGGCAACAAATCCTATTAGCAGCGAAAGTCTGACAGTAAACTATCAAAGTCTAATGAAGATACCTGTTGGCGACCGTGTAAAAGCGGCACGAATGAGTTCTTTTGCAGAAGAATTGATGGCAGCACTTACCCCCACTCAAATGGCTCTAGCATTTCCAGATTACTATAGAAGACAGTTACCAGACATTTCCAATTTCATTCTTGCAAACCGATATCTTGATTCTGGTGGTAAATTTCATCAGACAGGCGGCGGCGCCCAAGGTTCTGCATATCCATATTATGATGGACCAGATGGAGTCAATCCAAACGCTAGACCTGGTGGTGTGCCTGAACCTACTGTAAAAGAAATGAAAGAGAAATTGTTAAAGAAAGGTATTGATGTAGACAAAACATACGAAGCAATGAAAACTGGCGCATTGCTAGAAGGTGATGATAGAGTTAAATTTATGAAGGGTATGTCCGACGAAGAACTTTCCAAGATGGGTCTACAAAGAATACATGATGAAAATGGTAAAACACTAATTCAAATGTCAGCCGTTTCTGCTGAGACTATGACAAATGAGCAATTAGTTTCGGAGATGAAAAAAGAAGCAGCGAGTAAGGAAGGAACATATAGACCTGTTTATCCTTTGTCTGATATTGATTTGAGTCCTGAGGTAATCAATACAATTGCTGGCGAAGCACTCAACAACAAAGAAAGTATCGATGGTGTTATCAATAATATGTTGAATAGAGTTGGTGCTGAAAAAAATTGGGGCAATCTGAGAGATGTTGCCCGTTCTCCTGGACAATACGAAGGATATAGAAATGCCTCAGATGAGCAAGCCGAATTTATTCGTTCTAGAATAAAAGAAATTGCTTCCGGAAAAGTACCAAGTAATATCGGTGCCGCCACAGAGTTTAGAGCACAATATTATGTAATGGGCGAAGGTTACGGAAAAACTTTCGAAAGAGAAGCAAGAAAGCAAGGATATCTTCAACCCGGACCAAATGATAACATTTATGCAGAAACATTTCCTGCTGGTCCTTATGCTCCACGCAAGGCCGAAGAGGTAGAAAAAATTAAAACAGAAAATGCAGCTAAAATAAACAAATCTTATACTCCTGAAGAAATAGCCGAGTTTAAAAGACTACTCATAGAAAAGCAGCAAAGCGAAGCAAAAAATAAGTTAATCAAAGAACTCTATAACAGACCATCAATGACATCTAG